GATGTGATACGTCATTATAAATTGTTTCAAACCCATACTCATTTAATTTATCCATATATTGCCATTCTCGTGGATTTAGTATATAATAGTCATAACCTTGATATGCTGCCCATTCAATATTCTTCGTAAGTTGTTGCCAAGTAGAGAGCATATTGGCGCGGTTTTGTTTGGTAATATGCGCCATAGTATATGCGTTGAAAGACATAATTATAATTCTCCTTTTTTCTTTTATTATATAATAAATTATATAATAAGTCAATTCTTTCTTTTTAAAAAGTTCCGTGGCTTTCCAACTTTTTCGCGCAGCGAAAAAGTTGGAAGCAAGCCACGAGCCGGAGCGCTTTGCGCGACGGCCACACAAAGGCAGAATACAACTTATACAATTTGAATAAATATATTTATTTAAAGTTAATAAAGCCACGCATTTCTATTCTTGTGAAATAAAAAAGCAGGAAGGTAATTTCAAAACGAGTACATCCCAATAAACAAAAGATAGGAAATAAAATAATTCAAAGTAATAAGTAAGGGGTAGGTTAGGGCGATAGGTAGGGCGCGAAAAATTTGGTAGGGAAAATTTCGGTAGGGTAGTGTAGGGTGGGGTAAAGTGGGGAGTGGAGTAGATGGTGGTGCGTCAAATTTCTACTTTTGTCAAATATTTGACTTTTAAAATTAAAAAATAGTTTTTGCCTTATTTCCAAGCAAACACTACCTTTTGAAGACCGAAAAAAATTTTGTCCGGGGGTGTAGTATACACCCCCGGACACTTTTTTTTTCTATATTTTTCACTACCTGTCAAGTACTTGACTTTTCCTTGATAATATGTCCATAATAAATTCCACTACCTGACTGTTCTATTGTATAATCATTAGAAAGGTCTTTTTTAAGTGAAGTCCATTTTCTTGGATAATTTAGTATTTGTATTAGTTCTTCTTTATCTTGTTTGCTTAATTTACGATTTAAAAATTCAGTGGGTACAATCCATTTTTGGTTTGATATAGATTGTAAAGTACGAGTTCTTCTATCTTCACGTTTTTCTGTCTCTGCTGATTGACTATCATAATTATATTGTATTTGCCAGTCTCCGCGTTTGCGCCCTGGAAATTGAATTTGAATATCCTTGTTTCCACTATGAACAATTACAATTTGAACATCGTCATCTATTAGGTTCCAGCCTGTAGCATAAGCCTCTGTGGCTATAATATCATCTATATTATCTGGATAACTGTGTTGATGTTGAAGATGTTCTATAGTGGCTAATTGAGTAGTAGTCATTTGTTTGGTAGACCTGCGCGACCAAAGACACATTACTTTACGTCCTGTTTTTTCTTCAATTTCGCGCGCGAATTGTTCTGCGAGTTCTATGGTAGGCGCGAAAATAAGACGTTTGACTTCTGGATTAGATTCAAGTAGTGTGTGAACATTGGTATATGAGTATTTCTGGAATACTTCATAGGCCATCAACTGTTCTTGGATTTGAATTTCATTGATGTAGGATTTGAGTCGTGGCCATTTTTCTAGATTATCTGCGGTGGCAGTAAGACCAAACCACCATATGCCTTGTAGCTCTGCCCAATGAAGAAGCGTATCTATGGCTACGTAAGAAAGTGATTCGTGCGCGAGTAGTAAACAAATAACTTCTCTATCGCTTTCTGGATTGCGACGCCAAATGTTAGCTTCATCTATTCTTACATATTTTATTAGGTTGTGGATTTCGTCGCACGCGATATAGTCAAACATTGATGATGTAATTTCACCGCGCTTGACCATTGCGGCGAATTTTTGATAATTTAATATATAGGGCCGGTCCAGCTTTTCACCCCACATTTGACATTCGTCAAGTGCGATTTTTTCTTCTTCACCCATTGTGGTGTCAATGAGGATTAAGCAGCGTTGTGGTTGAATATCAAGCTGCTCGGGAATAGTATGGACTGCGGCGGTTGTTTTGCCCTGGCCAGTCTGCGCTACCAAAAGATTAAGACGCCCGCGCTGGTATTGTGGTTTTTCTTTAGTGAGGGCGTCGGATAGGTGTAGTCCTTCTTTCATTCTACTATGTGCTCCTTTAAATTAATATACCAGTCAAATTCAGATGTGTCAAATATATAATTAAAGTAAAAATCTTCTGGCATCATATTTTCTCCCCAGCTTTTTACCCAATCATGTACCAGCTCATTAGAATAACATTTATAAAGTTTTTTATTTTTCGCGCCGAAACCCAATATGTCAGATGTAATAAAATCACTTACAACGTGGTCTCCAAAAGGGCGCTTAGTAATTTCGCGATAGTACATTTTTTGTACCTCCTTTTTTATTTTCTCAAAAGAAAAGTATTTTAATTATTTTTAAATTATTTTAATTTATTTTAATAAATAAAAAAATTTTATTTTAAAATAAAAAATAATTATTTATTTGACAAAATAAATAATTTATGTTATATTAAAATGGGATATTTTTTTTAAAAAAAATCCAGCTTGTGCGCGATTCCAGCTGGCCAGAAATTTCCAGCTTTCCAGCTCGTCCGCCGGCCGGAAATCTCCAGCTCGTGCGGTGCTAGTTCCAGCTGGCCGGTGGTCCAGCTTTTCCAGCTTGTAGCCCAGCTTATCCAGCTGGCCAGTCTCCAGCTTGTCCGCACCATAACCCCTCCTTATCCTTTCTATAATAATTATAACATAAATTTATATCCGAGTCAAATAGTAGGACTTTAGGGATTTACCACTTTACTATGCTAAAGTGCTACCATGCTACTATGCTAAAGTGAAACCTTAACCTAAACTTAACATAGCTATGCTTGACTTTTAACACAAAGTGTGCTATACTGAAGAGGGGAGGTCCGAGGTCCGAAAAAGTTAGTTAGCCTAAACTAACCGAGTTAGTGGGGACTAACAGGAGTTAGCGTAAGCTAACTCACGGTGCCCCCGATATTATACCATAGGAATGTTAAGATTTGGGAAGTGTTTGTGTTGACTTTTTGTTAAATTTCAGGCCGGGTAATTCCTTAACCTGGAATTTACATAACTGCCCGGGCAATCCTGGATCGCCCCGTAGAATCACTATAAACCGGCCCGTTATTTATGGCGAGTGAAATCGCCTTTAAACGAATCCTCTGAAAAGTTGCATAAAAACCTGTTAAGGCAATGTAAAGAAAAGGCCGCCCGGCCAGAAAATTAACGCGGAGTTTACACTCCGCGTCTTTCTTTTTGTGCACTTTTCAATTCGGTGTATCGCCGCATGATTTGGAAGCATTTCGCAGTATGGACGATGGGGCAGAAATGAAGGTAGAGAAAAGAGCCAAGCGGCATGGTGAGAATTTTCTTGTCTCGTTGCCAAGTAGTGAAAAAAGCAATAAACCAAAATCCAAGCATGAACAGGGAGGAAGTAAGCCAAATGGAAAATGCGATCTCAAAAATGAATTTCATGGGGTGAATCTCCTTTCGTTTTCTATATATATGATACTATATTTTTTATTAGAAGTCAAGTTAAATGTGTGTTAATTGGCTGGCCGGCCAGTTGCTTAACATAAAATTAACGACCATCAAAGATGGTCGTTAGAATGAATTTGATAGGGAATAGTGGTTTCAGTATATTCATATACATCTTCCCAATGCCAATCACATTCGCAATCGTGGCAATGTGCTTCATATGAAGCATATACTTTACCATCATATTCCTCAAAATCCATAAAAATCACATCTTCAAGAATCTTTCCGCAATTAGGACACTTCATAAAATTATTCATCCTCCTTGAATTCTTCATCAATATCGCTCCATATAATTTCCGCGCCGAACTGTGCGCCGTTACGAGTGATGAAAGTATAGCTGTAATTGTCTATGTCCTCAAACGCAACGACATCATCGTCATCCGCAAGATACTGCTCAAGCGCAATACGCGCACGCTTGACGGTGGTGTAAATGCCGAAGAAGCCATTCATGAAGTAATTGGTAGTCACGATGTAAACACCCACTGTGAAATCCCCTTTCGTTTCTTTCTGTATATAGTATACTCCTAGCGGATAGAAAAGTCAAGTTAAGATTTGATTAAGTTCTGGCCCGGCCCGAAAATTAACATAAAGTTAACCTTCGAGCGGAAGGGGATTACTCCCCTTCCTTTTCCTTCTTAGCGGCTTCACGCTTCGCCTTATCCTTCGCGGCCTTTTCGGCACGCTCGGCGGCACGCTTCGCCTTGGCTTCCTGCTTCGCGTTGTAGTCCGCGATTTCGGACGCCATCAGTTCATCGGCAGTCATGTCCTCACGCTGTTCGGCAACGATGACACCAACACGCGCATAGCGGCGTTCGCCGTTGATGTCCTCAACGATCACGCCATACTGGCGGTCGTTGATCTTCTGGAAGTTCTCAATGTTGGCAATGTTCAGAGCGGAGAAGATAGCGGAGCGGATGTTGGAATCGACGACAGCCTTGGAAATCTTCATAGTGTTAACCCTTTCTGGTGTTTGGGATTTTCCTTTCCCTTTTGTATATTTATTATACTCCCAAATCCGACAAAAGTCAAGTTAAAAGAATGTTAAAACGCGGGCCGGCCACGAAAATTAACGAGGATTTAATCCTCGTTAACACCATTCTTTGTTATACTCCGCAAAAGTAATTTCCTTATAGCACTCACGAAAAGTATCTTCTTCAAAATCTTCTTCGCAAGTATTTTCTCGCAACCACTGTTTATAACCTTCTCTGGCGGACGCTTCATCAGGGAAAATAAAGCCATCTTCCGTGCAATACCAAATCTTCTGTTCCATATTAAATCTCTTTCTGGTTTGTAAGTGTTTTCCTTCACTTCTTGATTATATTATATCACAGAGTTTGGAGTTTGTCAAGTAAAGTCTTTGTTAAAGAATCGGTTGATCGCTTTGCGCGATTTGCGGCGGAGTTCGCGGCGCAACTTGCGGCGGTTCTTGTTATTGAACACAAACTGGCGGCACGATGCGGTCAAATCCCACGCGGTGGTGTTCTTTTCCATGCGCTTGTAAAGGCTCTTTCTCATTTCCTTTCCCCTCCTGACATATATAGTATAGCAGAAAATCCAGGCGAAGTCAATAGGTTTACATAGATTTAACAATTCGGGCCGGGCAAATATTAAGAGCGGGTTAATCTGCCGCTCCATACATTCTGAAATAATCTCGTGCGTGGACACAATCCCGCACTTTGTCAAACTGAATTTCTTCAAGCCACAAATGGCCTTCGTTATACAGATCAAACAACAAAGGAAACTGTTCGAGGTAATCAAACATTTCTGCTTCGGTGAGCGTATAGCACAGAGGGACAACCACATCAGAAACAACAGCAGACAGGAACCAAACTTTCATATTACTGTTCTCCTTTCGCTTTCTGTATATATTATAATCTTTTCGGAGGAGAAAGTCAAGTTAAGTTTATATTAAAACGCTGGCCGGGCGATTGTTAAGCGGACGTTAAGTCCGCTCAATCACCATGAGAACCTCGCCAGTTTCGGCGGAGCATACATCGGCATAAGCAAAGTTGTGCTTAACCAGAACTTCACAAACCTGCTCGGCAATGTCGTCCATCTGCCCGCAATCGCGGCAACGCAGGGTGAAGCCATCTTCGGCATAGAAAGTAATTTCAACGTGAGTGCTGTAAGTATGACGAATATTGATAGCCATAATCGGTATCCCCTTTCTTTTTTCTATATATATTATACTCCCACATTTGAGAAAAGTCAAGTTAAAAGTATGTAAAGTTGCTGGCCGGCCCGTCGCTTAACATAACCATAATAAAAATATCATGCCTTGTTAGGGGCATGATACAAAACCTTATCCATCTTTTTGTGCTGTTTTACCAAATAGGCGAGAATTTCAGTTTCAATTTCCACATCCCGCAAGCCCGTATGTGCTTCCTCAAAATTAACATTCTTGGTTATGAATCTGTAAATAACCTCGGCGGTATAGCGGGGACGTGGCACAGAATGTTTAGTCATAAAACCGTTAGTCTCACAAAACTTCCGATAGGTAGGCATATTGCCGAGAACCTGCCGTGCCATTTTCAAAGTGTCCCAAACTTCCACGCCATAGGGAAAGAAGTATTTAACCTTGCCGCCAGTGGCTTCGCGGACTGAATTGTTAAGAGCGCGGATGTCAAAGCGAGCATTATGGGCGCAGACAACAGAAATGTTATTTTCTTTGAAATACTTGTGAACCCGTTCCCGAATCTCCATAATATCAAAGACTTCGCGCTCGCCGTCCCAAATTTCGTCGCGATAAGCGGGGAGTTTGGAGGCATAATAGGCGCTCTCCATCATGTCCTTTTTCTCATAGAACACATTGTAGTTAACATAATTCATGGTATCGGACAGTTCGCCATCGCGCAGAGTAGTCTTGCCGCCGCCAAAGTCATAGACAAGAGCCTTCATAATCTCACCCGCAGTTTCGGTGTCCGTCATGAAAATGTTAATTGCGTTGCTCATAGCAGTATTTCCTTTCTGGTTTTTCAGTGTTTCCCTCCACTTCATGAATACATTATAACATTTCGGGAGAATGAAGTCAAGTTAAATCCTGGTTAACTTCAGGCCCGGCCCGATTTTTAACAAAAAATTAACAGAGGGCTTTCGCCCTCTGTTTTTAGCGCAGGCTGTAGACGTTCGGCTTGTTCTTGGCTTCGGTCTTGACAACCTCGTCCGCCAGTTCGTGGAGCAGAATATACTGGACCTTGGCGGTAGTGAAATCTTCGGGGAGAGTCTCCGCGCAAGTCTCATACAGAGCCTTGGCAGTCAGACCGTCGGGATACATGGTCAGAGCATCCCGCAGAGTGGGAAGGATGTCCTTCATCAGTTCCGCGCGAGCGTTCGCACGCTTCGCCTTGGCATTCGCCTTGGCGGTATCGCTGGTCTTGCGGGATTTCGCGATCTGGTCGCGAATCTTCGTGAGGACTTCCACGACTTCGGTGGGGTTCTCAATGTCCATGGGGATGGAATTGATGGCAATGTTCAGAGCATCAACGCGGGTCAGAGTGTTCTTCATAGTATTTCCCTTTCTGGTTTTTTAGGACTTTTCCTTGTCCTCTTGATGTATTTATTATATCAGATTCTCAACCATTTGTCAAGTTAAGATTCTGTTATAATCTGGTGGAGAGCGGGAGAATTGAACTCCAGTGGATGTGCGTATCCACTTCGGCGCGTGCAATTAAAATGCTTAAAGCCCTTACGCATTAGCCTCTGTTTGCCCGAGACTGGTGGTAATTAACCACAGCGGCGACTTCCCTGATGTCGCGTTCGCTCCCCTTGATGTATTCATTATAGCACGTTCGTGCTGTAATGTCAAGTTAAGAGTTTGTTAAGTTCTTCGGGGATGTTCGGAAATATGCGCATCTTTTTCCTTAATTCCTCGTGCGTTCCTATAAGACCCGACTATCTTAATTTTATGGGCACTCTTATCTATTGCTACTTCCAACCGTAGCCCCACACAAGAGAAGTGGCTCAGAGGTTTCATCCCCTTGGAACAATAATAGTATAGCAGAAATCGCGGTGGAAGTCAATAGTTTGGCGTGTAAAGATTATGTTAAATCGCGGGCCGGGCGATTACTTAACAAATATTTTACATTACCCGGCCCGAGTTAGTCCTGGCTAACTCGCCCATAAAAAGAAGGGGCGTTAGCCCCTTCTATCACTCCGCAAGGCGATAGGTGTTCGCCTTGTTCTTGGTCTCGGTCTTGACGACCTCGTCCTTCATCTCCCGTAGGAGAATCGCCTGAACCTTGCCGACAGTGAAATCCTGCGGCAGACGCTCCTGCGCGGCAGAGAAAATCTCCTTCGCGGTCATGTCCGCGGTCATGACATCACGCAGAATCGGCACAACCTGCGCGCACATCTCGGCACGCTTCGCGGCGGTCTGCTCCTTCCGCTTCGCGGAAGCCTTCGCCTTGGAATCATCGCTCCGCTGGGAGCGCTTCGCAAGGGTATCACGCAGAGCGGTCAGACGCTCCGCAACCTCGGGCATGGTGTCCTTCATGGTGTCGATAGCGGTGGTCAGAGCAACGGCGTAAGTCATGGTGTTCTTCATATTGATTCCCTTTCTGGTTTGTGGGGTTTTCCTTCCCCTCTTTTGTATAACCATTATATCATGGTTTTTGGTGTTTGTCAAGAGGTTGGAGTGTTAAGTTTTTGTTCGCTCGCTAGGTGGGAACTGACAGTTAACAATCGCGCGCTTGTTCTCTCGTTCACTCTCTCCTGCGTCCTTGGCTTTCCTCTCGCCTCTTGACATATATAGTATAGCAGAATTTCCGCGCAAAGTCAAGAGTAAATCCAGGAATTGACATAAAGTTAACAATCGCGGGCCGGCCCGAAAATTAACACAAAAATAACAAAGAGGGTGATTACTCACCCTCCACAGGCTGGGACACGAGAGCCTTAAAGCCCACCGTGTTAAGGTCCTTCACAACCTTGCGCGCGGCACGCTTGCGCTCCTTTTCCTTTTCGGCGCGTTCTGCCTTTTCCTTGCGCTTCGCCGCCTTATCGGCGCGGTCGGCAAGCACCAGTTTCCAATCCTCGGCGGCGGCGTAACCGTCATAAGGGATATAGCCACCGTTGCCGTCACGCTCACCGCGCGGGATGCTGACTTTGATAACGGCAAACTTTTCGTTGCCTTCGCTGTCAACAATGGGGAGAGCGAGTTCGGATGCGCTAACGGGGAGAATGTCGCTGATAGGATTCACGGCGTCGATGATGGTCTGGAGAACCTGATTGCGGATTTCAGTTTCAAGAGAAGCCTTACTCATGGGCGTTATTCCTTTCTGGTTTGTAGTGTTTTCCTTCACTTTCTGGATATAGTATAGCAGATTCGGCGGTAGAAGTCAAGTTAAGAAATCGTTAATTATTTCTTCTACGGATATTGCGGAAAGATCACATGCGGAATAGTCAATGGAGGTTTCCTGATTTTCATCGACTGCCCAAACAGAATTGTCATCGGTGTCAATAGTGATGTTAATAATCATTTGACTTTCTCCTTTCATTTTCTATAATTATTATAACACAAAATCCAGGAAAAGTCAAGTAAAAAGTTTGTTAAATCTCGGGCCGGGCGGAGTTAGGGAGAACTAACTATTTTCCCATTCTTCCCACGATTCCCAAAACATTCCCCAATCATCACATTCTTCCATCGGGTCGTGCTCATAGCATATTCCATCGTGATAATAAAGGCAGTCCCAACCATTACAAGGGCAGTAAACGGGTTCGCGCTTGCCCGTGTTAGGGTCAAAGTGTTTTCCATCAGAATCTTTTAGAAAAAAGTTTTTCATTCCTTTTCTCCTTTCATAGCATTGCGGCAAATCTGTTTGCCCTCTTTGCGGTCGCGTTTCTTGTTCTTCTTCTTCGCGGGCATCACGGAAGGACGATAGCCACACCAAGTTTCGCGATTTTGATTTTTCTTTTCCATTTGCGTTCCCTCACTTTCTGATATAATTATACATGATTTGCGCGCAGAAGTCAAGTTAAGATCATGTTAAACGGCGGGCCGGGCAATTGTTAAGGAATGGTTAATTACCATTCCTCATCAATTGATCCGCAAATCTCAAACATATCACACCCACAGTAAGGATCGTAATTAGTCTCGTCTACATCATCGGGGATGTCATCTTCATAGTCTATCCCAAATTCGCGATCACCTATGAAAGTAATAGTATTATCATAGTTATCATAATCAACACCATCTACGATGAAACGAGAGTTAGTATAAGTAACCGTGGCATCAGAGGGAAGGGCACTCAAAGCGATGATAAGTTCCTTAACAGTCATAATTTTAATCCCCTTTCTTTTTCTATATATAGTATATCAAAATCCAGGAGGAAAGTCAAGTTAATTCTATGTAAAATAACGGGCCGGCCCGAAACTTAACAAAGAATTAACGGAGAGCAAGCGCTCCCCGTTTTACCTTCATCCAACAATTCCGTTTAATTCCCTTAAAGTTCTTGTCATATTCCAGACACTTTTTCATAATTTCCTTTTCAATCTTAACATCATCATAACCTTTATGCTCCTCATGGAAGTTAGGGTCATTTGTTAAGAATGAGTAAACAACTTCTGCGGTGGCGCGGTAGTTCTTACCATGATTGGAATAGTGGCGGTTAGTTTCGGCAAACGTCTTATATTCACTGGTCTGGCAGATGGTGTCGCAAGCCATATTCCAAATACATACAAAGTTAGTAGAGTAAGGGAAGAAATAGCGATATTTAGATTTTGTTAAGAAACGAAGCGTAGTGTTAAGCGCGTTGCGGTCAAAATGACAATTATATGCCGCAACCGTATGACAGTCATATTTTTCCATTATGTTAAGAATATGACGCCGCGCCGCCATAAAGTCAATCATCTGGCGCTTGCCTTGCTGGATGTCGGTTACATATTCGGGAATCTTGTCACCGTAATACGCAACCTTTACCAACTCGCGCTCATATACGAAAGTATCACGAATCACGAAAGAGCCCTGTTCGCAGATTGCGCCAGTGTAAAGATCAATCAGCATAAAGCCGATGTCATACACAATCGCGTCGGTTGTGTCGTTCGCGGTTTCAACATCAAGAATCAGAATGTAGCGGTCAGTAATATTCAGAATCATTTCGGTTAGTTCCTTTCCTAATTTCTGTATATATTATATACCTGCCAGGAATAAAAGTCAAGTTAAGATTTTGTTAACTCGCGGGCCGGTAAGTTAAATGATTGTTAACTTTGCGCCCGGCCCGAAAATTAACGAAACCTTAACAAAATGAAATGTAAAAAGAAAACCGCCCCGAAGGGCGGTTAGTCTCACTTCACCATGTAGGTGAAGGGGGCCTTGCCGTTGTCAATCTTGACAACCTCGTCGCACCAGTAGTTCAGCAGAGCATACTGAATCTTGTGCGCGGTAAAGCCATCGGGCAGGTCGTTCTCGCACTTGGCGAAAATCTCCTTAACCGTCATGGGCTCGGTCATGACGCCGAACACAATGGGCTTGGCGATCTCATAGGCGTTAGCCTTCGCCGCGGACTTGGCGACAGTGCGCTCATACTCGGCGCGGATGTCCTCAACCACGACGGACAGGTCAACGGTGTCGTCAGAGTTCACGAAGTAGTTATACAGAGCGGTGATGGTGTTCTTCTTCATAGTGTAGTGTCCTTTCTGGTTTGGTGGGTTTTCCTTCCCTTTGATGTATTTATTATAGCACCGATTGGCTATAATGTCAAGTTAAGAGTTTGTGAAGTTCTTTGGGGAGATTCACTTTGTTGCCAGTGCTCGAGATGGTTTCCGTAGCCTCTCCCCTTGGAACATCTTTATTATAGCATTGATTTGCTATAATGTCAAGTTAAGAATTTGTTAACCATTTGCGGCATCCCCGTGGGACTTGCGGTTTAGCCGCGCTCTAACTAAGTAGATTGGTCACCCATCCTTTACTGTCCGTCCCTTGCCCTCTTGACATTTATATTATAGCAGAAACGCTATCAAATGTCAAGTTAAGAGTTTGTGAAGTAGTTTCGGGTTTTGGGAAGTGTTTCCCTCGCCCTCAACTGTATATAGTATAGCAGAATTTGAAATAAAAGTCAAGCACTTAATGGGATAGTTAACCTGGATTTAACATTGGCGGGCCGGGCAACATCTTAAAATGAAATTAATATATCTGCCCGGCCCGACACTTAACATAAACTTAACTTGACTTTTAGGAATTTTTGGATTATACTATATATAGAAAGTGAGGGAACGTTATGAAATCAAATTACATCGTTCGTGCGCAGAAGTTCATGGAGACTTTTTATCCCTATATGCGGAAGTATCGTATTGGGGAAGCGGTGATTCGCTTTAATGCGGATAAGCACAGGGCGGTTCAGTGCCGTCAGGGTGCGGTGCGTCGCGTGCTGATAACTTCCGATTATGTCATAAAGTGGGATTATGACAAGCGGAATAGCAAGACTTTCGGCGGTTGCCGCGAAGAATACAAGAAGTATCAGAAAGTCAAAGATGACTATTATGGTTATCTGTTCGCGGAAATCACGCCCATTAAGGTTCACAATCGTATTTTCTATGTTATGCCTCGTGTTAAGTCTTTGGGTATAGACCATGACGAATGGATTGATGACGTGTTAAACGAAAATGAATGGGATTATGTGGAATCTGTCGGCGTGGGCGATGTCCACGATGAAAATTGGGGTTATCTCCATGGTCGCCCCGTTCTGATTGATTATGCTTGCGGCAACTTCTAATGCCGCAAGTTAATTTTATGTTAAACTTCGGGCCGGCCAGAAAATGTTAAGTTTTTGTTAAGTGCTTGACTCCTGGCGGAAATTCTGCTATAATATAATTGTTCCAAGGGCAGAGGTAAGGACGACGCGAGTCGGACGGTGGGGACACCGCGAAAGTTAACAAGGAATTAACTTGACAAACGCCGCTGAATCTGCTATAATAATTACAGAAGCCAAGGAAAAGGCTCAAAAACCAGAAAGGGAATAATATGAACGCTAATGAGATCAAGTCCACCGCTCGTCAGATGACTATCGCCGCGATCATGCCTGTGCTGGAAGAGAATGATGCTGTCAAGTTCGCGGATGCCTCTTTCGCCATCCTCCAGACTGTTGACGGTCAGGAAGTTTGGACGGAAGTTACCGTCAAGTCCAAGGCGTATAAGCCTACCAAGGTGTCGCCTGCGTTTGACCCCTATGAGGTTGCCGAGGCGTGGGAGGCTGAGAAGAAGATCAAGGCGGATGCCAAGGCCGCCAAGGATGCCGAAAAGGCTGCCAAGGTAGCCAAGGCTAAGGCTAATAAGGAGGAGGCGTAAGCCTCCTTTTTTGACTGATAGTTAGTTATGACTAACCGGGCCGGGTAAGTCATAATTTTGTCATAATATAAAATTAGTTTAGTCATTGCCTTTAAGGAAAATTTATGCTATACTATACATAGAAAGTGAGGTAAGACAAATGAAACGAAATGTGCGAAATACTTTTGGTTATAAGGTTCGGATGTGGTTTTATCGTTTGACGTGGGCAGATGTTGTAAAGACTTTCACTAGCACGCGTAGTGTTATTATTGATGTAATTACTGCTATTACTATTTTTCTTGCTCTTGCTTTTCTGCCTGCTTTCTTCCATTAAGATTGTGTTAAGCGGGTGCCCGGCCCGATTTTTAACACGCATTTAACAATAAAAGGAAGGGGTTATTCCCCTTCCTTTTCCTTGCGCTTGGCTTCCTTATCCGCGGCCTTGCGTGCCTTTTCCGCGGCCTTCTCCGCACGTTCCGCCAGTTCGGTGTTATACGCCTCTACCTTGGCGTCGATGTCGAAGGGCTCGGTCTTGGCGGTCGCATACCAGTTGGGGCAGGAAATTTCAACCTTGGCAAACAGCGGGCGGCCGTTATCTTCGGCGGTTCCCATCGGAATAGCGTAGGTGAAGTCGTCGATCTGGATGGCGTTGGCGAAAAACTCGGTGAACTGCTCGGCGACGGCGGTCTTAACGTTGGTGCGAATCTCCATCTTAGTCATGTTGTTTCCCTTTCTGGTTTGGAAGAGTTTTCCTTCTCTTATGTACTTATTATAGCAGAGATTTGAGAGATTGTCAAGTTAATTTTCGGTTAAGTCTTGAACCATCTGGTAAATCTTTTCGTAATCTTCACCATAGCGGTAAAGGTCAAATAGGTGAAGGCGTAAAGTGCGCACAGAAGGTGACGCGGGCTGCCGCAAAATCCAAATGCGAATTTCATCAAGTTCATTCATCTTTCATTCCCTCTTTCTGTATATAGTATAACAGAATTTTTGTAAGAAGTCAAGTTAATTATATGTTAAATCGCGGGCCGGCCCGTTTCTTAACATAGATATAACAAAACCCTCGCCGTGGCCTTTGGCGAGGGTTGGGCTTCAAACATCATCAACTTGCCCAAGGTTGATGGGGAACGGTTTTCAATGTAATGGTGGGGTCAGTTCTCCACCGCCAAGTGGTCTGTTGCCCCTTACTCTAACCCATTGGAATCAATCCCTTCTTTCCTTTCGACATATATATAATAACATGGATTTGGGAGAAAGTCAAGTTAATTATTTGTTAAGTTCAGGCCCGGGCGCCAAAGTTAAAATCCTGTTAAGCCTGAAGGCTCGACAGGATTTTCATCATTTCGGCGGGGTGGAAGGCTTCGCCGCCCCACGCTTCGCGGTTCGGGGCTTCGTCGTCGAACAGGATTCCCTCGCCGCACACATCCCACTTGTTGCGACCGTAGGCGACGATGTTAACCGCGTCCCACTTTACCGAGTTGAGGTGCTTGCGGAGCCACCACAGCTTCGCGGCGGTCACAGCTTCGTCATATTCGGGAGTGCTGGACTTGCTCAGCCAGCTGATGATTCCGAGCTTGTATCCAGCTCGCTGGAGCTGATTCAGCTTGCGAGCCAGCTTGTTCATGTTGACCAGCGGAGCCGCCAGCTTATAGGGCGCAGGATTGGACGCAATCAGCATCGGGAGCCAGTTCTCAACGCCATAGAGATTCGCGATAGTGCCGTCCATGTCAAACCAAATCGTCTGTTTCATTTTGTTTACTTCCTTTCCTCTTTCTGTATATATTATACATCGGGTCGTGGCAAAAGTCAAGAGGTTAAAGGATGATTTAACTTGGATTTAACATTGCGGGCCGGGTGATTAATTAACATAAAATTAACAAGAGGGTTGCCCCTCTTGTTATTATTTGGTAATCATTTCGTAAATGAAATCAGGATTTCTCATGCTGAAATACCAATCCAGAAGCCAAAACTTAAACGGGCGACAAAATCCAAATTTCAAAATAGTTTGGATTTTGCGGAAATTCAAATGGCCGCGGCCATAACGCTTATCCATAGCGCGCTTAAAATTAATCATGTTAAAAATGCTGATGGAAACGAAAACCGCGACGACGTACAGATAAGCCTTGAACATTGTGATTACCTCGCTTTCATTTTCTATATATATAATACCATATTGAAGATATGAAAGTCAATAGTTTTGGGGAGATTTAACCTGGAATTAACATAACGGGCCGGGTGAAAATTTAAAATGAAATTAACATTGTCGTGCTTGCGAAAATGAAATTGGAATGATATAATAAATAAAAAAGAGGCGGGTTAGTTATAACTAACTCGCTGGCCGGCCAGTATCTTAACATATAATTAAAATTAAAATGAAATGGGATTCATTCGAAAATGAATCCCGCCATCATTTCATTGAACTCGGAAAATGAAATTTCATTTTCGGGGTTCGCCGCGTTGTAATCCCACCACATGTAAACCTGTTCCTGATCAGTCAAATCTTCCCAAGTCTGAAAAGTGTTGTGCTTCGTCATTTTAGGATAGCTCCTCTCGTTTGTTTCTGTAATTATTATAGCACACATAAAATAAAATGTCAAGTGTTTTTAGGATAGTTAACATAGAATTAACATTCGCTGGCCGGCCAGAAAATTAAAATAAAATTAACAGGACAATTACGGGAGAAGAATCTCCCGCACTACCCATTCAATACCACAGCAATAGGTTCTGAAATTGGCGGCCGCTTGTGCTTCTTCACGTGTGCGGTAATAGGAAGAGCCTCCAAAATCCCCACAGAAAATAGCGTAAACGATCATAAAATGAAATTCCCCTTTCGTTTTGTTCTGAAATAATTATAGCAGATTGGAAATGAAATGTCAAGCCGTTTCGGGAATATTAACATAAATTTTATATAGCGCCCGGCCTGAAAATTAACATTGAAATAACAAAGGTTGGGATTACTCCCAACCTTCGACATATCCAGTATAACGCATGGTTATGATGGCATCATCATAAATTATTTCGGTGCCATTGTCGTCCATGATCGCGGCGACAATATCGCCCACGTCATAGTCCTCAATGCCAAACCAAATCCATTCGTTTCCTGTGCTGTCAATCAGAACAAGGGCATCCTGCGCGGTGTCCGTCGCGCTCACGATGAAAGTCTGAGGATACATTTCGGCGCACGCGGTGGAGAAAGCAACAACCAGAACGAACATGGCAACGACAGCAATAAACTTCTTCATGTGATTTCCCTTTCTGGTTTTTAAGTGTTTCCTTCACTTGTTGTATATAGTATAGCATATCGTGGGCGAGAAGTCAAGTTAAGATTTTATTAAAGTAGCCCAAAAAGTTTGGCTGCGATGGGTGATAGCATCATCATACAAAGGAAGATAATCAGGCGCCAATTTACTTTGAAGTAATCATTTTCATCGACATCATCAGCATGAATAATTCCGAAGAAACCAAACAAGCAAGCAATCAACACATAAGGAATCATCAAAAACTTCATTTCGTTTCCCTCACTTTCTGTATATATTATATACCTTTATATTCTAATAGTCAATAGTATTTATGTAAAGATTCTGTTAATTCGCGGGCCGGCCAGAAAGTTAACGCAGACTTAACGTCTGCGTCCTCTCTGCCGTTTGGCGCTCTGCTGGTCAAAACGCTCATACGCGCTGATCTTGCGATACTCGTTATATTCGGCTTCGGTGATTTCCTTGCCATAGATCGCCATGCGCGTATGCTTGACGCTCGGCATCCTGCGCGCGATGTCGCACGCTTCAAGCAGATTTTTTGCCGCGATTGCGAACTTGATTTCAGTGCTATGACCGACCCCACAATGACCCCTGTGGCACATGACCATGTAGAACTTCATTTGAATTACTCCCTTCGTTCTTTCTGTATTTATTATAACAGAATAGGTAATGTTTGTCAAGTTAAGATTCGGTTAAGCCTGAATCTTGAGATACCAGAAGTGGGAAGTCGTGATGGAAAGTTCCACAACCGCATTGCGTGCCTTAACAATATCAGTGAAAATCAGAGCGGTATTAGTGGCGTTGTTCATGACGATGTACTTTTTCATTTCGTTTCCCTCACTTTCTGATACTAGTATACATCATTATGCCAGGAAAGTCAATACTTTTTATGTTAAGAGTGTGTTAAACGACAGGCCGACCAGAAAAAGATGAGAGGGGCGTTTCTTCCCCTCTCGGTGGCTCCATCCTTCTAGCCTAGCGCTTCCAGAGCCTGCGCGTATGTTGCCTGCACATTTATATACCGCAAAGGAGGACTTCGGCTTGCGGTGGTTTCATCGGTTAGGACTTACGGACACTCATGGGTCTCACCCGTTGTGGGCTTTGCCCTCCCTCAACCTCTGTATATATTATAATCCAGGAGTTGTGATTTGTCAAGTTAAGAGTTTGTTAATAGACGGGCCGGCCAGCGGAGAGCGCGTGCTCTCCGTTAGGCCATCGGGCGGACGATCAAGTCCTCCCGATCCGCCCAAGTCAGGCGGAGCGCCTGCGCCTCGCGCAGGGAGAGGCTCGACAGGATGACCCTGCCAGTGCTGATCTTGTAAATCTCGAACATTTTGTTTTCTCCTTTCCTTTGATGTGTCTATTATATCATGTTTCTGTGTAGATGTCAAGTTAAGTTTTAGCTCTCCTGCTCGGGATTGATCCCGAGCAGGCGCTGAACCCGCAGGGACAGCTCGCTAATGCGAGCTTGCTGGTTGAGAACCAGCGCCTCGACGCGGTCGATTTCCGCGTCCAGCAGCGGGGTGTAGCTGGTGCCGATGTGGGCGTACTTGGTGCCGCGGAACTTCTTCATATTGTTTCCCTCACTTTCTGTATTCATTATAGCAGGTTGGAGCTTGTTTGTCAAGTTAAGTTTTCGGGCCGGTGGGCGGATGGGGCTTAGAGCCCCATCGCCGCCATGCACCCTTCGAGATTTTTCTCGGTGAAGTACTCGGCGCCGTCGCCCTTCACCTGATACCCGATGCCGTGGTCCAGCACATCCGGAGCCTTCCAGAAGGGGACGCTGTCGGGCTCCCAGACCTGCCCAGCGCGTTCGGTAATCGCGCACTCGTAAACCCAGCCCAGATTTTTCGGGGCGGCCTTGCCGCGCGCCTTGGTATAGGCTTCGCGGTAGGCGGCTTCCAGCGCGTCCAGCGTGCCCAGCACTTCGCAGGTCGGAAGGTCCAGCAGGGCGGCCTTTTCCCGGGTGTTGGGGCGAATCCGCGCTTTCAGCTTGCCGCCCTTGGACGTGGCCGCGCGCTCGACCTTAACCCAGCTCCGCGGGATGTGCTTCATGGTCACCGCATAGACCAGCTTGCCCGCGGTCCAGCAGAATTTGACCATGTCGGCAGCTTCGCAGCGTTCGCGAATCGCGACGCCCTCAGTTTCGAACCATTCCTTAGTGAACTTCATTTCAAGCACCTCTCTTTCAACTGTGTATAGTATAGCAGATCAATGTTAACTGGTAAGCATTTTTTGATGAAGTTTGTGTAAAGTTGTGAGATTCAACCTATGGTAGAATTTGCTACTTCAGGTTGATTCTACTTCAAGTTGATTCTATTCTAGGTTGATTCTATTCCAGGTTGCGCAATCACCAGTTGATTAGTTAGTGTAAACTAACTCGGCCGGCCGATCAATTAACACGTTCTTAACATTGAAAAAGTCATAAAGTTTTAACATGGCGATAATACGCAGTTAACATTGATGTGGTATAATATACGGGGGACCCCATAGTTAGTTATATCTAACTTTTGTTAGTTAGCTTAAACTAACTGGCCGGCCCGTTATCATCATACTACCACTTTACTATGCTACTATGATGAAAGTCAAAAGTCAAAGATAGTCAAACCCTTGGCCTGTTAAATATTACTAAACTATTCAATTATTACAAAACTATTTCATATTTTATTTTCCCTCAAAATGCTGGCGGCCAACAGAGAAAAAAAGTTGCACAAAAAGTTAAGTCAAAGTGTTATGGCTATGTTAATTCGGCCCACTGAAAACGTTTTCGTAGGGTGTTTCTTAACCTAGAATTAACAATTCGGCTTAACTTTTTGTGCACTTTTTTCCGCATCGCCCCGTAGAGCCGTTTTTAAGCGATATAAGCAACCGGCCGGTTGTTTTAGCTCTTAAAAACGCCTTCACAGAGGAAGGCCGCGCAAAGCTGTAATATTTCTGTAATAGTTAGTTAGTCGAAACTAACCGCTGGCCGGCCGGAAAAGCGGTTAGTTTAATTAAACTAACCATGATCCTGGAAATAAATAAGTTAACACGCAATTAACACAAAAAGGTATTGACAACATGGATTATTCATGGTATAATGTAATCACAAAAGAGAGAGAAACAAGGAGGAAATGAAAATGTTCAATGTGATCTGGAGCACCTACGGAAGCCACTGGGGAATCGAAGAAACCTTCAATACCTTGAAAGAAGCGGAAGATTATTTGGAATATTTGGCGGAAAATGAAGAAGATTCTGAAGTGAATTTTGAGATCGTGGAGGTAAAATAAACACTTAACCGAGTCTTAACAGACTCGGTTTTATTATTTTTAATGGTTAGTTAGTTAGCGTAAACTAACCGCCGGCCTGGCGCTTAATCCTTCTGGTTAGTTAGTCAAAACTAACTACTGGCCGGCCTACAATTTAACATATATTTAACACAAAAAGGTATTGACAGCATGGATTATTTGTGATATAATGTAATCACAAAAGAGAGAAACAAGGAGGAAAACAACAATGAAGAAGTTCATCGTATACGTCGAGGAAAAGGGCATTAAGTATTTTTACGGTGCTTTTGATGATCTGCAGTGGGCTAAAGAATATGCCGCGATGGTAGGCGGGAAAGTTGCTTGAAGGCGAAAGCCTTCTTTTTTTTTTGTATGTTTTTTAGTTAGTTTATATAAACTAACTGGTCTGGCCAGTTAAATACTTTAGCCTGGTAAAGCGATTTTATTTTCGTTTCTGGCCGGATTTTGCAATTCTCATGAACCGGCCGGTTATTTCTCTGACCGAAAACGGGCCAGATGGCGAATTTGAATCGCTTTACCATGATAAAGCACTGATCTGGCCGGGCCAGTTAGTTTAATTAAACTAACTCATCTGATCTGGCCGGAAGTTAACCTGGATTTTACATAACTTTTTTTCAAAAACCTATTGACAAACCCGATTTTATGTGTTATAATGTATACATCAAAGGAAAGAGAGGGAAGCACAATGATTAACAACATGCCTGCCTACGCCGCCAACTATCGCTTCATCGTCTACCGTGTCGTGGCTGGGGAAAAGTGGTTCTACGGCGCTTACAACGATCTCCAGTGGGCAAAGGAAGTCGCCGCAATGATCGAGGGCTTTGTGGCATAAAGTAAAGGGCGAAAGTCCTTTACTTTTTTGCTTATTAAGTTAGTTTATATAAACTAACTTGCTTGGTTGGCCGGGTAGAAAGTTAACCTGGAATTAACACAAAAAGGTATTGACAACTAGATATTTATATGCTATAATATATACAACAAAGCAAAGGAGGAAACAATAATGAGAAACAAGATCATGAACCTGTTTGACGACTTTATCATGGCAGATTTGACGGAAAAGGTTGTGTTAACTATCGTTTATGCTACGGCTATAATGGGCATGGTTTCTTTGATAATTATACTCGTAAAGTAAAGGGCACAAGCCCTTTACTTTCTTTTATTTTTTAAGTTAGTTTACTTAAACTAACTAAGGTCCTGGAAATAGTTAACATATAGTTAACACAAAAAGGTATTGACAAACCCGGGAAAACGTGCTATAATTAGTACAACGAAAGGGACAAGAAAGGAAGTAAAAACAATGAAGAACATCGAAGTCATCCGCAACATTATCGACACCATGGACGATTCCCTGTTTGACAAGATCAACAAAGCGGATTATGATTACTGGGATCTCGATTCCAAGGTCTCCCGCAATGGCCGCAAGCGTCTGGTTTACAACCTGAAAAAGGTTGGGCTCACTGTGGAAGAGTGGTGGGCGTGGTGCTCTGAATAAGGTGGGCGAAAGCCCATCTTATTTTTTATTATATGAGTTAGTTAGTGTAAACTAACCTGCGGGCCAGTGAAGTTAATTTAGTTAAACTAACCCACAGGCCGGCCAGTAAGTTAACATATACTTAACATAAAAAAGTATTGACAAACCTGGGTTTATATGTTATACTATATACACGAGGTGAGGGGAACACACCCAAACGGGCACGCGCAAGCGGATCGGGTCGCCTACCAAAAAAAAGTTTCCTTAACAAAGAGTTAACTTGACAAATGATTGTCAACGTGATATAATAAGTACAACGAAAGAGAGAAAAGAGGTAATCACAATGAAGTTTTACGGAATCATGTTTGAAGATTGGCATGGACACTCGGATGATCTGAATGAACTGTTGGATGTTTTCTATAATGAGGAAGATTGCGAAAACGAGATTGATCGGCTGAATGGCGGATGTTCTCCGGAGGAAGAATATTACATGGTAGAACTGAATGAAGAACAAGTAAAGAAATATTGGGGAGATACCGAGATTTCTTAATAGGCGGAAACGCCTATTATTTTTCTTTTCTCTGAAGTTAGTTTGATTAAACTAACTATCTGGCCAGTTTGGTTAGTTCACATAAACTAACTGGTCTGGCCGGCTAGTTGGTTAACCTGGATTTTACAAAGAAAATTTCAAAAAACCTATTGACAAGCATGATTATGTGTGTTATAATGTATTCAAGAAGAGAGGAAAGGACGGACTGAGCAAGGAACGCGGGCACGGAAGCCGCGGAGTTAACAAACTCTTAACTTGACAGTTCGCTGAATCTCTGGTATAATGAATACATCAAAGAGAGGAAAGAGGTAATTACAATGTTCAAGAAGATCGCTTTTATCATGATGGCTGCTCAGAAGGCTCAGGAAATGACGGAAACCGAGTGGAAGCTGTGGGTTATGAAGGCGGCGAAAGAAGCGGGTTATACCGCGGAAGAGATCGCAGAAGCCCTGTTTCACTAATCTTAAAGAAGGCTGAAAAGCCTTCTTTTTATTTGATCTAAGAAGTTAGTTAGTCTAAACTAACCATACTGGCTTGCAAAGTTAGTTTATATAAACTAATCGTTCTGGCCGGCCAGATCATTAACCTGGAATTAATTTGAACTTAACATAAAAAAGTATTGACAAAATTCGTTTGGCATGATATAATATACACAACAAAGAGAGAGAAAAGAGGTTAAAACAATGACTGAGCGCGAATTTTACGAAGTCACTTCTGAACTGGCTGGACTGTACCATGGTGATTTGGATACCGCTTGCGAGCATTGCCCGTATTGCGACCGGTGCGCGCATGAAGAACTTTACTGGGGTTGCGATGTTTGGGAAGAATCTATGGGAGAGGACCTGTAAAGGTCCTCTTTTTTTATCTATATAAAGTTAGTTTAACTAAACTAACCTTCTGGCCGGCCGAGGACTTAACACAAAGTTTACAAAGAAAATTTTCAAAAAGCTATTGACAAGCATGTATTTGTGTGTTATAATGTATACAACAAAGCAAGGGAGGAAAGAAACAATGAAGAACATTAACAAGATCATGAACAAGATTGACGACATTATCATGGCTGATCTGACTGAAAAAATTATGCTGACTATGGCACATGTCGCGATTGTGGCTGGTGTGATCGCACTGATCGTGGCGCTGGTAAAGTAAAAGGGCGAAAGCCCTTTTATTTTACTAATTTACGAGTTAGTTAGTATAAACTAACCTGCCTGGCCAGAGAGTTAACATGTATTTTACATAAAAAGGTATTGACTTTTTGCCTGGAGCATGGTATAATATATACAGAAATTGAGAGAAGAGAGGTCAGAACAATGTACGAATATATGACGATGGAAGAAATCATTTACACCATGGACAAAGAAGAATGGTTTGATCTGATGGCGGATTGCTATATTGACGAGATGGAGGAAGAGGAAGTTATTTAACTTCCTCTTAACAAAAAAGGTATTGACAAAGTAAGTTGCAAGTGGTATAATTAAGCCATAAAAGAGAGGGAGGAAAAAACAATGATCAACAACATGCCGGAATACGCCAACAATTACAAGTTTATCGTTTATCGCGTGGTGTGCGGTGAGAAGTGGTTCTATGGCGCGTATAACAATCATGATAGGGCGAATAACATCGCTAAAGAGATCGGCGGTTATGTGGCGTAAAAGAAGGGCGTAAGCCCTTCTTTTTTTTACTATATATATTAGTTAGTTAGCATAAACTAACTATACTGGCCGGCCAGGAAGTTAATATAAACTTTACATAGAAAAATGCGAAAAAGGTATTGACAATCACTGTTAGACGTGTTATAATGTATACATCAAAGAGAGGGAGGAAACAAGCAATGACTACTAACGAGATGAAGAACAACGTGATCCGCACTTGGGGCTTTGAGCATCCCGCCACTATCTACTTCTTTGAGTGCTGCGAGATCAACAAGGGTGACCACCTGCTGAATGAGATCGCTTACGAGTTCGCGATGGGCTGGAAGGACGAGGACGAGGACGAGGAATAATCCTCGTCCTTTTCTTTGTGCGTGATCGAGTTAGTTAGTCTGAACTAACTCTGGCCGGCCAGGTAGTTCATATGGATTTAACAAAAGAATTTTAGAAAAAGGTATTGACAAATCAATGAGTGCATGTTATAATATATACATCAAATGAAAGAGAGGAAACAACAATGAAGAACATCGTTAAGACTTTCGTCGAGATTTACCTGCTGGACATGGAAGGTCGCCGCGGTGAATGGAAGGTAACTAATAAGTCCTATGAAGAAGCTATAAACGGTATGAATCCGTGGGTGATTGGAGTTAGAGAAGTGGAAAAGACTTTTAATCCTGATACTTTCATTATCACGGAAAAAATTTTGAAAATCACGGAGTAAATAAGAAAACCGCCTGAAAAGGCGGTTTTCTTATATTGATTTAGTTAATTAGTTTATACTAACTAACCGCATTTGACCGGCGGAGAACTTTACATACACTTTACATAAAAAAGAGTTGACAAGTGCCTGGTCATGTGCTATAATAGTATCAACGAAAGGAAAGAAAAGGAGAGAAAAACAATGACGTGGATTCTTCCTGTGTATGTGATTGTGGGTGTGGCGTCGTGCTTCGTGGGTATCGCCCATGCGGATGACCCTCATTGGTCGGTTAATTGGGGTATGATCATTGGTTTACTAATGCTGGTTTTGTCTCCATTGGTGGCAAAAATTTCTGGTATTCTTTAATATCAACTTAACACAAAGAGGGCTTGACAAAAGCCCTTTTCTTTTATGCTTATTAGTTAGTTAGTCTAAACTAACTCGTTCGCTGGCCGGCCAGATCGTTAACATAAAGTTTACATAAAAAGGGGTTGACAAGATCACTCTTTTTTGCTATACTATAGATGCACCGGAAAGGAAGGACAGGGGAGAGTGAAGGCATAGATTAGTTATGACTAACCACTCCTGGACCTGCGGACGCCGATTGTTAAGCGTCTGTTAATTCACAAAAAACCTATTGACATTGCTATTCCGGTATGCTATAATATAGTCAAGAAATGAGAGAGAGGTGCTAAACAATGACTTACTACTTCGATATGGACGGTGTGCTGGCTGACTTCCATTCTAACTATACTAACCGCGGACAGGCTCTGTCCTATGCCTACCTTGCCAACCTCACCCCTTTCATGGCGAATGTTAACCTGTTGAATAATCTGATCAATGCCGGTGAAAATTGCTACATCCTGACCAAAGCGGCGAATGAAGCGGCGAAGAATGGTAAGATTGATTGGCTGAAAAAGTATGTCCCTGCGCTGGCTCTTGACAAGTTTATCTGTATTGTTGGATATGGTAAAAAGATCGATTATATCCGTGAAGATGGTATTTTGATCGATGATGACGTGAAGAATACGCGTCAGTGGGAAAAAGGTGGACATAAGGCTATCCTGCTGAATGTCAAGGGTGAAGCGGTGGCGCTCTAAGCCACCGCATCATGCTTTGTTAAGAGTTAGTTAACTCTCAAAAAACCTATTGACAACGCCTGATCTGTATGGTATACTATACTCACAAAGCAAGAGAAAAGAGGTTAACACCATGAAGAATCTGCTGAACGCCTACAACGCCACTTCCGCCGCTACCGCCTACATCATCGGCTTCCTGCTGAACGCTAAGGTTTACACGATCTACCTGCCGCACCTGCCCGAGTGGCTGGTGGCGATGGATAGGGAAAGCACCTCGCACGGTGGCGCTCGCAAGCTTCGCATCCGGATGAATACCCTCGCCCGCCGCCGCCTGCTGGACATGGGCGCCGCCTACATCGGCACCGCCGCGGAAGTCCTCGCAAGCCGGAAGAATAAAGGCGAAGCCTTCGAACAGTGGATCACCGAAAGCGTCGGGCAAGAGTGGCACAAAGATTCCATTCCCTACTACATGGACGGCGACATTACAATCGGCGACACAAAATATCAAATCAAATTTGAATCTGCAAGCCTCGCAAATGAGAACACAATAGCAAAAGCACTCGCGGCGGTTCGATAAGAACCGCCTTCTTATTTTGTGAAATGGGTTTACAAAATAAAATGTAAAACGGGTTTACAGAATTTCACACTTTACTATGAGAAAGTGCGCGCCATACTTTTGCACTTTACTATGAGAAAGTAAGCGCTCGCACTTTCACACTTTAGCATACTAAAGTGGGCAGGCCCATTAAAATTAACATTAATAAAAATTACCAAAGTGGGGGACTGTTGTAATTCCTACTAAATCAGTGGGCCGGGTGGGTGTCTTTTGTCTCAAAAAAAATTACCAAAGTCCACTACCTTTGTAGATTTTTTATGATGAAATAAACCCACCCTGGCGCTGGGCTTTCACACTTTAATATGCTAAAGTTTAGCACTTTAACGCGTGAAAGTGAAATTTTGTAAAACGATTTTACAAAATTCTTTGTTAAATTTTCGCACGACACCACTTCACCGCGCTAAAGTGCTCGCAAGCCGGAGTGGGGCGGTGTGTTTGAGGATAATGTTAAGTTTATGTTAAGTTTATGTTAAGGGCTGCCCAAATTCCACACCCGGCCTGAAATTCCACTAGTCAAAATTTATACTTACTAAATATTTGACAAATCATAAAAAATATGTTAAAATACAAAATGAAGGAAGTTGTATCCCCAGTAAAACGGAGATGTAAGCAAATGAAAAAAAAGTACTCACTCGACTATTCCATCGAACGCGACACCGACCGTCTTCGCGCAGTAGAAGATATCCTTGACACGCTCGAAACCAACCCTACCAATTCCGAACTAGAGCAAATGGCCTCCTACATTCTCTACGGCAAAGATGAAACTGGAAAAAATAGTGTCCAACGCGGCGAAACAACCGACTCCGATAAACGCTACAAATCATTTCAACGCGCCGCAGACAAAGTCCATTCTCTAGACGAAATCCTAGACAATCCTCTAAGCGATCAACAAAATCTCCAAACCCTCGAAACTCGCTACATTTATACTAAGAAAAAACCTACTATCCGCCGCCCCAAATATAATAAAGAAGGCAATCTTATCGACCCGGGCGATAGCGACGTTCCAGGCATGACCCAACTTTGGGAAACTATCGATCGCCTCGACCACATCAAAGCCGTAAACGAAGGCACAATCCCGCCCGATGAAGATACCCAAATCTTCACCGACTCCTATCGCTTCTATCAATTCAAGCACGCCCTCATAGACATAAAGCGCCATCAATACTATCTCAAAGATAGCTACAAACCCACTCTCCACTTCCTTGCTATCACTCCACCAAAATCCCAAACTTACAATTGGGACTCCGACGCCTCCTACTGGATGTCGCTATCCCAATGGCAATCGCGCGTCGATAACGCTCTCCTTCACACCATCTCCCGCAACATAAACGACTACGAAACTCGTCTCAACCCAACTACTGGAGAAAAAGAAGTAAAATGGGTAGTGCGCCGCCACTCGTTTGATTGGGAAAATCCCGCTCACATAAAAGCCCTTATTAACCACTATAGCTCCATCTATATGGAATTGGGCGAAAAACTTGACAGTTGGGGCCGCACCCTAATTTATGATTTTGACCGCTACTTTGATATGGCTGGATTCTCTCCTGTACGCGAATATATTCTCACACGCAAAATAGACAAAGCTCCCTACCCCGCCATCGTAGCAGAACTTCAAGAAAAATTCGGCCTCAAATATAATGAAAACCATCTTTGCACTATTCTCGCAAAAGAAATACCCGAAAAAATGGCGGCCGCCGCAACCAAGCATCGTATGCTCCTCACAACCCCGCAGTCCGAGCGCAAGCAATGCTTTACCTGCAAACAATGGTTGCCGCGCAACAACTATTTTTTCGCCACCAATAACAGCCGCAAAGATAAATTCGCCTCCAACTGCAAAGAATGTGAGCGCAAAAAACGCATAGCAAAAGGAGGTCAAACCGAACATGACAGACGCAATAAAGACTCGGCGTTGCCTAAAATGTAAGCAAGAGAAGCCTGAATATGATTTTGCGCGCACCTCATCTCCATTCTTTCCGGGACACCGTTCCTTGATTTGCACTTCGTGCTTAGAAAAAATGGTGCGGCAAGACAACTTTCAAGAAGTTGATAAACTTTGCCAGTACCTAGATATACCATTTGATATGGACAAATGGACTTCTCTTTACAAAATACATGGTGATCGCACACTTTCGGCTTACTTCAATACACTTTTGGATGAAAAATACAATTCGGTATCGTGGGCAGACGAAAACGAACGATGGCGTATCGCACGCGAAGAACAAACAATAGACGAAGAAATCAAAGAATTAAGTGAAGCCAAAATGCGTAAACTTAAAAAATCATGGTCTTCCGCCTATACAGCTGATGAATTACTCTTTCTTGAAGAATACTACAATCAGATAGTCGCTACACAAAATGTTTCAACCCCCATTCTCCAGCACTACGCCCGCGATCTTTGTGAAATTGAATTGCGCATTAAAAAAGGTTTGCGCGAAGGCCTTGATATAAAGAAAGATATGGACGCCCGCGATAACATAATAAAAATCGCAAAATTTGAAGCTTCCAATGCCAAAAATGCCGCAGACTTTGAATCGGTAGGTGAACTCATGGTATATTACGGCAAAAAAGGTTGGCACCCCAAATGGCACACAGAACCAAAAGATGATGTTGATTTCTGTATGCAAAATATCCAAAACTACTTGCGCCGCCTAGTTGTAAACGAAGGCAATTTCGCAGAACAAGTAGAAGATAAACGCGAACGCTTCAACCTCACAGAACGATTAGAAAATATTGAAAATGAAGAAGTAGAATTTGATGAAACTGCAAATATCCAATATGAAGATGAAGATGCTCTTCTTGGTGATTTAAATGGCGGAAACATTTATCCGTGATGGTATCGCTCTTGAAAAAGGCGTAGTTCTTACAAAACAATTTCTTGATGATAATCAAGCACTTTTTACTTCTTATTTAAACTATTGGTTGCTTTATCCTGATTTGTTTTTGGATGCAATCCAGCCAATGGATGATAAAAAACATTTTCATTTATTTTTCTATCAGCGCATTGCACTTCGCGCTTCCATGCGCTATCGTTATCATTACTGGACTGCTACCCGTGCTACTTCTAAGTCTTTTACGGCCTATTTAAGTTCTGTTGTGCGCGCGGTTCTACTACCAGGCTCCAATATCTTCATTTCTTCTGATGTAAAAGGCACGGTAATTAAAATTGCCGAAGCTAAATTCAACGAAATTTGGCGTCATTGGCCTATGCTTCAAAAGGAATTACAGACTCGTGAAAGTGGCGGCCAACAAGGTGAAAAGAAAAGTGGCAATTACTACGAACTTCGTTTCCGCAATGGCAGTATGATTACTGTTGTCTCAAAAGATACAAGCCGTGGTTTGCGCGCGACCGCCGGTATATTGGAGGAATGTGCGACCATTGAAGAAGAAGATTACAATGAAGTATTACTTCCTCAAATGAACGTAGCACGCCGCGAGGTAGATGGCTCCTTAAATCCAGAAGAACCAACTGCTGCCCAAATTTTCATAACAACCGCGCGAGAAAAAACCGTATTCATGTATAGTAAACTTATTGAGTGCGCTGTGAATGCTGTTTTGCGGCCGCAAGAATATTTTGTTTGGGGTTTAAGTTATGAAGTACCTTTACATTATGGCTTAATTGATAAAGCCACATTAATGGATCAACGTTATTCTAATACAATGAATGAGGATTCATTTGCCCGTGAATCACTTTCTATTTGGACTGGCAATAGTAAAGAAGCATGGCTTGACTCTAAGCGTTTAAATAAGCGTAGAACTTTATTAAAATGCGAGCGTAAAGCACAAGAAAATCCTACAAATCCAAACACATTTTATATGATTGGGGTAGACGTAGCTAGATATTCTGCTAATACTGCGATTATGGTAGCTAAAGTTATGCCAAACGTAAATGGCTTTAAAAAGAATATTGTTTATACAGAAGTTATTCATGGTGCTAACTATATTACAGAACAAGCACCGCGCTTGAAAAAACTAATACAATTATATAATCCACGAGAGATAGTTATTGACGGTAATGGTCCCGGTATTGGATTACTTGACGCGATGGTTCTTCCTTCTTTTAATAAAGAAACAGGCGAGAAATTTCCCAGTTATTTTACTTTTAATGATGAAAACCATTTGCCACCAGATAAGAAAAAAGAAATGGATGAGCCTATGCCGGAATTAAACGCAATAATATACGACATAAAAGCTGGTTCTTCAAATGATGACCTTATCCATTCTAACTTTTTCGCACAAATAAATAATGGTTCTGTATCTTTTCTTGCCAGTGAACGAATAGTAAAAGATAAACTACTAAAAACGAATCGCGGCAAAAAGATGTCATTGTATGACCGCAGAGTTTATTTGCTGCCCTATGAAATGACTTCTCGTCTTATGGATGAATTAAATAACTTAAAACTAAAACCAACAGGCGTACAAAATCAGTTTAAAGTAGAACGTATTTCAGCTTCCACCCCAAAAGACCGTTTTTCTGCGCTTGAATATTGTCTTTACAGGATTAAATATTATGAAGATAAGGCTGCGAGAAAAGCGAAAAAAAGAAATTTCAGCCAATATGCTTTTTTCAGTCCTAGAAACAGGGGGTGAATAATGTGAGTGTAAAAGACAGACAGAGATACGATTTTACTAATTTTAAAGTCGCAATAAAAAATCGCGGCCCTCGTTTGCCTATAGGTGATAGAGTATATTCTCGTTGGGGGTATAGAAGTAGTGATCCCGTTAGTTATCGTGATTTTGAATTGGATGAAATAGAGAGGATAATCCGCGAAGGTGATTTAGAAGAATTGCGCGAACTCTCGAGATATTATTATAGAACTAATGGTGAATATAGAAATAACATTGATTTCCTTGCTCGTTTATTTCTTTATGATACTATGGTGATACCAGTTTTTGAAGAGGGCAAAGGCTCTAAAACACAAATTTTAAAAGCATTTTACAATGCTTGCCGTTTTGTGGACGCTTTAGATTTGCCTAATACTTTAATGCGCATTACAACAGAATGGTTGAAAACCGGTATTTACAATGGTATTTTGCGGCAAAGTGGTGATAAGGCGGTAATACATGAATTACCATTAGAATATTGTCGCACGCGCTTTAAAGATATGAATAATTTAAATATCCTTGAATTTAATTTACATTACTTTGATAAATTCCAAACCGATGAATTGCGCATGGAAATGTTAGAAACTTTCCCTGAAGAAGTTCAGGAAGCCTTTATGCTTTGGTATGGAAGTAAACGTATGCTAGATCCTTGGGTAGAGATTCCAGCAAGTGCGGGTGGAGTATGTTTCTGTTTTTCTGGAGATCAAACGCCAGCTTTGATTGCTAGTATACCTGACTTAAAACAATTAAAAGATGCTGTTAAACGAGAAGAAAAACGTGATAATAACGAATTATATAAATTACTTATTGAAAGGATGCCTATTACTTCTGAAGGAGAATTAGTTTTCCAGCTAGACGAAGTTGCTGAAATTCATTCTTCAGTCGCGGACATGCTTAGTGATATTGACACTGTAGATGTACTTACTACTTTTGGAGATACCGATTTAGAAAGCTTACAGGAAACTTCTGCCGCGACTCAATCTTCCGACCGTATTGAAAAATATAAGAAAAACGCCTATGACGCATTAGGACGTAGTTCTATAATTTTCAATGCTGACGGTAGTTCTACATTAGCTTATTCTATCAAAAAAGATGAAGCGTTAATGCAAGCTTTTTTAAATGTTTATGAAACTTGGATTGCTTTTCATCTAAATGATAAATTTGCGCGCACTGGTCTTACTTTTGATTTTCAAATCCTTCCCACAACCGTTTTTAACCGCAAAGATTTACAAGGCAGTTATTTTAGCGGTGCTCAGTACGGATATTCAAAAATGTATGCTGGTGTAGCAATGGGAATTAAGCAAATGGAACAATTAGCACTTATGAATTTTGAAAATGAATTCTTAGATATGTCTAGCAAAATGATTCCATTACAATCTTCTTATACTACTTCTGGAACGGCAGTAGCAGAAGAAGGAAAAAGTGAAAATACGACACAAAATAGTTCAGGTTCTTCGCAGAATAAAGACATAAATAATAAGGGAGGTCGTCCAGAACTCCCTGATGAAGAAAAATCCGAGAAAACTCAGGCCAATATTGCGGCCGCAGGATAAGGAGAATGACTATGGATAGACAAATACCTATTTATTTTGATAGTGTTGTAGTCTCTTCTCCCATCGAAAGAATTTCGGAGTCAAATCCTAATTTGGGCCGCCTCAAAGTGCGTGTTTTCACTAAGTATGGAAATCGCAATGGCTCATACATTACTGATAAGGTTGCAGAGCAGCTTATTGATTCTGCCACTCAGGGGACTACACCAGTAGTTGGTTTTTTTGATCCTGAGACACAAAGTTGGGCTTCTCATAGTGGCCCCACTCTCGCTAATGCCTATGGTTATGTAGAAAGTTTTTTAGGATGGGAACCATTTGAAGATACTGATGGTGTAATTAGAGATTATGCAGTATTCTCAATTATTTTGTTTACCAATTATTTTGAAGAAGCTAATAAAGTGTTTGGACAAAATCAAAGTATGGAATTAGACCCAGAATCAATTAACGGGGCTTGGACCCGTATTGATAATGTAGAATATTTTGTTTATACACAAGCAAAAATGTTAGGCTTCTGTATTATTGGTGAACATGAACCTTGTTTTTCTGTATCTTCATTCTTTTCTAAGAATGATGATACATATATATCTCAACAAGAGAAGTTCTCTTCACTTCTGTTTGACCTCAAAACACAAGTTGAAGAGGCTGAAAAAAATAATGAAGGAGGAGAACAACCAATGAATGAGTTTGAAAACCAGGAAGTTGTAGAACAGGTTGAAGAGACTCAAGTTGAGAATCCTCAAGTAGAAGAAACTCCTGATTCATTTCAGGTTGAGGAAGTTGTTGAAACAGAAGAGACTTCTTCTGATGAAGCAACAGAATCTACTGAAAGCGAGGAAGAAGTTGTTGAAGAGACAGAGCCCGCAACAGACGAGCCAACTGAATTTGAAGTCCTACAACAACAATTCAACGACCTACAAAATTCCTATAATGAATTACAATCAAACTATGAGAACGCCCAGACTCGTATCACCGAGCTTGAGGAGTTCCAAACAAACGCAAATACAGAGATTGAAAATTTACGCGCTCAAAATGAGCAATTACAAACTTCTCTACAATCTTACCAAGCTCAGGCTGTAGAGGCTGAGAATAATCGTAAGAACGAATTAGTAGAAAAATATGAAAAAGTAATGAGTGAAGAAGAAATTAACCCAATTAAAGATATGGTTAAGGACTTTTCTTATGATGAATTGGAATCTAAATTAGCAATTACTTTCGCTAATTCAAAGATCGCTGGCAGTGAAGAAAAAGAAATGAAAGTGCCACTACCAGATCCTGAAGAATCACAATTCGCTCTACTTATGAAAAAGTATCGTAAAAATTAAGGAGGGAAATTATTATGGCTATGAAGAGATTTCCACTAACAAGTGCCAATAGCTATTCTAGCAAGTATCGCCCCGGCGAGAAGCTATATGCTACTCTAGAGCTAAACCAGGTAGCTTTCCCAAAGACTGGTATGGTAGTTTCACAAACCCCACTAGCTGAGGACTTCACTCTAGCTGCTCCTTGCGAGAATGGTATGTGGGTAGTTGCTGATAAGGCCGCTGGTGTTATTGCTGCTCCTGCCGCTGCTACTGATAAGCCTATTGGTATCGTTTATACCACTGAAAAGGAATATGATATGTATCATTATGGTCTACAGACTTTTGGCCGCAAGATTGCCGGCGATTATCCTCGTGTAGGTCTACTAGGCATTGGTGATACTTTTACTACAAATTGCTTGCAGTATAATGAAAGTGATTTCGCTAATGACGAAGCTCTATTTACTGCCCTAAAGGCTATTGATACTACTCCTCTATATGTAGTACCTGGTGTAGCTGCTACTACTAATGTAGAAAAGGCAGTTCCACAAATCGTAAAGACTAAGCCAAATTCTGGCATTTATGCTAAAGTTGTTAAATTCTATACTGTACCTAACGGCGAAGCAGGCGTTAAGTATCAGATTATTAGTCTATAATAGGAGGTGCGAACTATGAATAATCTACAGATTCTAATGAATGGTGTTTTCGGCCGCAAGGTTCCTGCCGAGTTCGCTGCCGAGAATTATGACTATGAGGCTGCTCTACATGATGAGTTAGTCAAGCTACTATGTGATGATAAGGGTCGTTTTAGCCGTTCTAAGTATCGTCGCAATAAGATTGAGCTATTTGAACTATTAGAGCAGAACCTAGAAGAGGTTCTACCACAGAATATCCAGAATGCCCTAGATATGTTCTGCGAAGTTATTCGCGTTCCACAGGGCTCTCGCCTAGAGTTCCGTGTAACTCGCGGCAAGCAGCGTGGCCGTCAGTTTGTTACTCGTGCCACCGAGTCTGGTAACTATGAAACCTTCCGTCTAGACCGTGATCGTTTTGACGTATATCCACAGGCTATCGGCGGAGCTGGCTATGTTGATTTCGAGCGCTACCTTGATGGCGTAGAAAGCATGACTGATATTTATGATGTAATCCAGCAAGGTATTACTGACCGTATTTTTGAAATGGTTCAGGAGACCCTATTAAGTTCTTGGAATCTAGCTGGTCGTCCATCCAAGAATAAGGTTATTGCTTCTGCTTTTGATCCAGCTGCTATGGTTAAGCTTTGCAACGTAGTTGCTGCTTATGGCTCTCCAGTAATTTATTGCTCTCCAGAGTTTGCTGCTGAGATGGTAAATGCTATTGTTTATAATAATACTACTAAGATTTCTGACCAGGATATGATTGAAGTGCGCGAGCGTGGCTATATTGGCCGCTTCCGTGGTTTCCCAGTTGTTGTAATGCCACAGTCCTATACTGACGAGAAGAATGAGAAGCTAGTTATGAATCCTTCTTTCGCTTATGTAATTCCCGCTGGTAAGGAAAAGCTAATCAAGCTAGGATTTGAAGGTTCTCCTTATTTCCGTGAGTGGGATGACCATGAGGGTGATAATTCTATCGTTCTACAGGGCTATCTAAAGGTTGGTATTGGTATGATTGGTACTCCTAATTATTGGGGCATCTATTACAATGCTGGCATTGAAGCTGATGGTTGGAAGGATTATAATGATAATCTAGATTCTGCTATTGCTAGTGCTTATACTGCTGCACATCCAAATGGCTAATTAATATAAATCACTTCAATGGGGTGGGTGAGAATCTCGCCCGCCCCATTTTTCTTTTAGAGTTAAAGGAGGAAAATATTATGGCAAAAATTACTTTAAAGAATATTAGTTCTGCTACAGTTGTTGTTGGTTCTACAAATGGTACAATGCATTCTCGCAGTCTTGCGCCAGGTCGTGTTATTACTCTTACTCCAACAGAGTATGAAGATTTAATGTATGAACCTGGCATTCAGAATATGATTCGTGGCGGATATATTAAGATTGATGGCGTAAATGAAGACCGTGCTGTTATTGAAACGCCTACCAATGTAATGGATAAGGATGAAATTATTAAGATTATTGATAACAGAGATATTACTGCTTTCGCTAAGTATATTAAGGTTGCTCCTTCTGCTGCGAAGGATACAATTGTACAGTATGTTGTAGAAAATAACATTACTGATAATGCTTTTACCGCTCTTATTAAAACTTATTGTGGCATTGATGTAATTCAGGCTATTTCTGTAAAACATCAGGCCGAAGAAAAGTAAACTATGGCAACGCCCTTTCTCAAGGTGTATGATGCCTTTCTAGCACGAATTACCGCGGATGAATGGACTCTTGAGGAAGAACTCGCCATCGTAGAGCGGGATTGGCAAGAGCTTCTTAATATTGCGATTTTCAGGTTTAAGTATCCGCGTGTTGGACTAGAAAAAGAAGAGATTGAGCCCAATGAGAATACAGATACTCATGGATTGAAGACTTACCAATTCGTTAATGATTTAAGTAATGATGAAATTCAATTACTTGCTCTCTATATGAAACATGAATGGGTAAAGCGCTGTATTGCTAGTTGGGAAAATATTAGACAGCTCTATGCAGATAAAGATTTTTCACAAGCAAACCATTTAGATAAATTAAATAAGTTGGAGGCCGCGATAGCAAGTGATGTGCGGCGCGCGGAAGGTATATATGACCGCTCGCGTGAAAAACGTCCAGCTAATTTATTTAAGAAGTTAGCAGGTAAGAAAAATGCATTATGATGTTACTTTTGACGGCTATAAAAATAAACTAAAAGGTCGTTTATATGGAGTGCTTTGTGAAAAAGAAAAAAATGGTGAATGGGAAAAATTTTTAGATTCTATTATAATTGAACTTGAAGGATTAGGGCCAACTTTCATTAATTATTGGCCACTTCTCGGTAAGTTAAATTCATTGCGCCATCTTTCTTATGAATACTTTAGAAAAACAATTTTTGAATGTATGAATTTAGTTGGCGCATTAGAAATTAGAGATAGTGAATGAATTATTTAGATGTATATTTTTCCCGCATTAATCATTTGGGCGAGACTACTGCGGAGCGCATAAGAAATGGTGGTATTAGATCATTTGAAAAGTGGCTCGCGGAATCTCCTCATACTGTAAGAAATTTATCTGTTGAGCGTGGAATTTATTTTGATGGAATTATTCTTACTAACAAGGATAAAGAACATGAAAAAATTATGTTTCTTGAAGTTGCCAATAATATTCCTCTTTTAATTGGAGACATTATGAATTGGACTCTTGATGATGGTTCTGTTGAAAAATGGATTTTTGTTCAAGAGGAAAAGAAAGTTAATGGCACTTTTAGAACTTTTTGGATTGTGAGATGTAATTATTTAATGAAGTGGATTGATGCACAAGGGCATTTGCAACAGTCTTGGGCGTATTTTGTAAGTTCTTTGGATAGTAAAATAAAGGCTAATTTTAGAACTTGGAATTCACTTATTACTCCACAGCCGAATAAATATGCTGAAATACTAATGCCTCGTTATCCTATAGATAGAGCTACCAATTTTATCGTTGAAGAAGAATCTTGGAGCGTGATTGAATATGATCATACTAGCGTCCCTGGAGTTATTTATCTTTCTTTAACTGAAAGTAAAATTAATTCTATCTATGATGATGTTGAAAATAATATTGCTGATACTGATAAATTAGCGCAATATAAACTACTAGTTCCTGATGAAAAACAAGTATTTGATGTAGGAGTAGATATTCTTGAAACTTTGAATTTTACATTAACTAAAAATGGAATTCCTTGTAAAGAACCTGTTAAGGTATTAACTACCTCTTCAAGATATGTTAAAAAAGAAATCGTATATAAAGAGGGTAAACCAGTAGAGCAATTAAAAACTCAGCAATATGGTGATAATGTTGAATTAGTGATACAATTAATAAATTATCCTTCTATTACACAACATTTATTTATTGATATTAAACCGGAACAGCAAAAAATAGTGGCACATATTAATGGCGCTGATAAGATACGTTTGAGCTATAGTGAAGAATATACGCTAGATACATCAATAGAGGATTTTAATAATTATAGATTTGTTTTATATAAAACTATTGTTATTGATGCAGCAGATTCTACAAAAGAAGAATATGCTAATTATCTATTTTTCCCACATCCTAAATTCCCTAGTAAATTGTTAGTGGGAATTTTATCTGATGGAACTGAAGATTTATATGAAAAAGAAACTATTCTAGCAGAAGTATCTTATAATGAAGAAAAAGATGCATGGGTAGTAAAAGCTAATATCAAAAATAAATTAGGATACGTTGTGTTAGGTTGTTTATATAATTATAATAATCAAGATTATTCAACATTTAAAATAATAGAAATTATCCCATTATGGTAGGTGATATAAATGGAACAAACTACTCAAAGACGATTTGCTGTAATGGGAGATAACACTTTTAAAATAGCAAATAAATTGATGCAAGATCAACAAATTTGCCGTTTATTAAAATACCAAACTAAAGATCCATTTTTAAAGTTTGACCCAGTTACAGGCAAAGAACAATTAGATGTAAATGGTATTGATTTAATTCATAAGCAAATTTTAATTGTACCAAAAGTATTTGATGATAGTACAGAAAAAATGTCATATGTTATTTCTGTATTTGATGATTTTACTGTTAACCAATTAAATCCAGATTTTAAAGTTTCTACTGTTAGATTTGATATTGCTTGTCCTTATGATGAGTGGATTCTTAATGGAAATTCTTTGCGGCCGTATCTAATTATGGAGCGTATAGATGATTTATTTAATGGTAAGAAATTGGCAGGAATAGGTAATCTACAATTTTATCGCGCAGATAATCTTACTCTATCCCCATATATTGGTGGGTATTCAATGAGGTATAAAATCAATGAATTTAACTGATGATGAAATACTTAAATTTCAAAGAGGCTCTCCAGTCTTTTTGGAGGACATTTGCGCGATTTATCCCGCTAAAATGGGGGAAATTGTAGATTTAGGATATTCTAAATTTCAACAATATTTAAGTGTTGTTTTAGTAGAAAAACCTACTAATAGCCAGATGCAAGATGAGACTTTAAAAGAGTTGATTTCTTCCTTAACTGATTTTCAATATTTATTAATGCTTACTGCTTTGGATATTGAAGCAAATCAATTGTTAAAGGGCGCATTTCAATTTTTTACTCATGAAAACATTACGATTTCTTTGGACCCCGCACAAATCATAATAGGGCCATTAGAAGAAAACCACTTATTAACAGAAGAGAAATTTTATGATTTTCAACGTATTATCAAGCGCATGTATTTTATAGAACAAGATGGGGAAGAGATTATTATTAATCCTGATGATCCGCCTCACGTGCGTAGGCTAAAGGAAAAAATGCGCGAGAATAGAAATAAAGTACGTAAAGCTAAGGCTAAACAAGCTGAGCGAGAAAAATCAGATTTAAAATTCTCGGACTTAATTGGCAGTTTAACTATAGATAACTGCGGTCTAAATATGGAAAATGTTTGGAATATTACATATTACGCTTTTCACGACCAGCTGAGAAGAATGGGATGGCGTGATCAGTTTAATATAAACAATCAAGCCGCATTGGCTGGTGCTAAATTAAAGAAAAATCAATTAAAGCATTGGATGCGTTCCATTGCGAGCTCTGACAAATCATGATTTTATAGGAGGTAACTCACATGGCTGTTAATATTTTTGACAAGTATGGTATCAAAGAGGTTGCCAACGTTTATTTTGAGGCCCTAGAGAACGATCCTAACTCTAATGTATACAAGGGCGATATCGTTCTATTCTTAGATACCCTAAAGGTTTCTACTATTGAGACCACTGCTGAGACCACTGATGCTACTGGTGGTTGGGGCAATCCTAAGCTAATTTCTTGGGACTATGGTAAGGAGATTACCATTACTCTAGAAGATGCCTTAATTTCTCTTGAATCTCTACGTTTCATGCTAGGCGGTGCCATTCATCGTGGTGGTTCTGAAAAGGATAAGGTCGTAGTACATCATAGCGAAGAAGTAGTTTGTGGTGATAACGGCGTAGTGCCGAAGCCAAAAGATCATATCACTGATGAAGAGTATGACATTACTGCTACTACAGCTGCCCCAGTACGCGTTATCAACCTAACTACTGGTGTACGTACTCAGTTGACTAGCGGCACAATTGATGGTAAAAAAGTTATTAATTTCATTAATGAGGCTATGCTAGGTAAAACTGGTGAGGCAGGTAAAGAGACTGCTGTTTCTGTAGCTACTAAGAAGGGCGATCGTCTACGTATCTTCTGGACTGATACCTATCAGGAGGCTTCTGACGCTGACAAGGCTGTTGAAGTAACTATTTCTCCCGACACTTTCCCAGGCACTTATCGTGTTGTTGGTGATACTTTCATACGTTCTCAAAAGACTGGCAAGGATGAAGCTTTCCAGTTTGTAATTGGTAAGGCTAAGGTACAGTCTGAGGTAACCATTACTCTAGAGGCTGAAGGCGATCCTTCTACATTTGAGATGACTCTAAACGTTTTACGTTCTGAAGGCGATCATGGTAATGAAATGATGAAGCTAATTCGTTATGGCAATGCTGCTGCTGATGCTGCGACCTCTGGTAACGATAAAGGTTCTCTAGCTGATGCGGGTCAGTAATTTAATATAATACTAGGGGCTCACGCCCCTAGTTTTTTATTTAGGTGGTGAATCAAATGATTGACCAATATTTTGGTGTAAAAGAACTCTACGAAGTTGTATTAAAAGCCAAGAATCCGATGACATTTGGTTCCCGTCGCCTAGAAGAAGGAGAACCTGTACTTTATTTTGAGAATGTAAATATCTCAATGCTTACTGAACGTCGTACCCCTGTAATGGCGCGGGGCGGTTGGTCCAATATGCCCCGTGTAATTTGGGAAGATAGTTCAGAAGTACAGTTCTCTCTTTCTGAGGGTGTAATGTCTTCTATTAGTATGGCTATTCTTTTAAGTTCTGCTATGACTGAGAGGCAAGAGAATCAGTCTTTATTAGTACAGAAAAGAGAAGGGCCATTTGAATTAGACGGTGAACCTGGTGATGCTGAGCGTGGGTTCTATATTAAACAAAAACCATATTTAAAAAGAAAAGTATTTATTTATGAGTATGAGCGCAGCGTTGCGCAAAAAAAGGTATACGGGGATTATAAAGAAAAGGGTGGTTTCCCCTACATTTATAATCTTTGTTATGATAAGGAAAAAACAATTCCGG